GAGTCAATCAAACCAACTTGATGAAGGGGTACTATCGCCAAGAACAAAAGCTTGGCAGTAGGTTTAGAAGCCAGTACACGCCAGATAGCATCAAACGTGCGGCTATAAGGAGAAAATAATATGGCTAGTGAGTTTCAAAGAAGTCCAGTAAAAGCGAAGAACAGAGCCGTCCGCATTGATGGTGCTAACTTCGCCAACGTCATTGAGTTTACGGCAAGCTCCAGCGGTGGTACGGTCAACACAGTTGCAACCGCCCCTGCGTCCTTGAACGTGACCTTGAACGGCACGTCTTACAGAATCGCATTGCACACCTAATTGTATGCGACTCTTATCTCGCCTTACGCTTGGTAATGGTGGGACAATTATTGCATCGTCAGCTTCCACTAATACTGGAAGCTACGATGCGGTAACTGCTCTTACATTATCCACAGCTACCCTCGTTATCAGTGGTGCTACCACGGCAGCGACATATTCGGCTGGTGTCACAGTTTATGGTGACATTGACGAAGTTCGTTTGACGGGTGGCGCGATGGCAATCTACAATCGCAAAGATTAAGGAGTCCTAAAATGGGCCGCCAGTGGAACACGATTATTGAGAGTTTAGGACCGCTTTCTGGCGGTACTGGACTTTCTATCAATGCCAACCTAACCGAACTTGAGGCGTTGGTTACAACGCTCCAGGCGGACGTTGCCGATGGCGTGTCACTTAACTCAGAATCCGCAACAAGTGGACAACTAGGAATTGCGTCTGACCAAGGAGGATCGCAACCATTATACGGAGTTCAAATTGGATATTTTTCTACTGATACAGAAGAATTTTCTCAAGTAACAGATGTAAATTCATTGCCAGTAAAAATGAGCCGTTCAACAACTGGCGGAACTGGATCTACTGACTTCACATCCACCAGCTACGGCACGATTGCAACGGCAAGCACTGGTAGGCTGGGATGCACGATATTCAATTCTGGACCAGGCAACCTCCACGTTTTATTAGGCACTGGAACGGCAAGTACATCAGTATTCACAGTAAGGCTAAGTGCTGGCGATTATTACGAAGTCCCATTCAACTACACTGGCTTGATTGGCGGTATCTTTGCAACCGCAGGAACGGCTGAAGTGACCACACTCAGTTAGGAGTAGGCTATGCCTATCTTTAGATCGCCTCTTGCAACAGCACTCGGAACAGCACCAGATGCAGATGCGGCCATCTATATTGCTTCTGCTGGAATAACCAAACTAGAGCAACAAATTGGAATCAATAAACTAATCACATACCTAAAAGCAGAAAGTCTCTGGACAACCTTAAACGGAGGATTTTTATTTGGAAACGATGTCCAGAAAAGCGGAACATCTTTAATTGATTTAAAGGCGGGGGCATCTGCCACGCTTACTGGTGGCTCAAGGGGAACTAGCGGGATTTTGCTTACTGGTGCAAATGCAGATCAAATTAGCTTTGGTGCAAGAACATTTACGAACAACTACATGCCGTCTGTTTATCTTCTTTATTCTTCTTATGTCAGAACAACAACAAGTTCATCAAACAGAATAAACTTTGGTCCACTATCATCTACAGGTACATATAGGGGATTTCAACCAACGACACACGGCGCAACTGGTAGTGCAACAAATATTCATCTTCATTCATATCGAGGTGATGGATTTCGATATATTATGAATACAATATCTGATCTACTTGGAACATTTGTAGGTTGTGCCTTTTCATCTAATGACCAAAAAATAAGATCGGCTCAAAACGCGTGTGGGGATGGAGCTATTAGCACACAAGTAATTGCTATGACCTATGCCGCTGGTGCTACTTGGTTACTTGGGCCGTTTGAAAATACATCTACAACAAGCACAGAAATAACCATCGCCTCGGGTTGTCTATTTTGGGATTCAAATGTAACGATTACACAAAAGCAAACTAGCGATATTGATTCACTAATCAGATCATTCGCACTCTAATGCCACTCCTCATCCTCACCCTCTTGCTCTGCTCCTGCTCGCCAAAGCCAGCGGATAACAACGTACTACCTCGCTACTCCGATATGGGTGCAGCTGAAGATGCTGGTAATGTCAAATGAAACGCATCGCCACTTGGCTGACCAGTTTGAGTTTGCGTTTATTACTGACTCGCTCGGAGTATGCGTGTTTTCAAGAGGCGTTAAAGTTTGCTGTGGAAAACAACAATATGGTCAAGGAGACAAAGTACATTGGAAAGGTCAAGCATCTCCTGTCTGTCAACAGAAGCATAAAGCGGATTGTAGAGGAAGGTCGGGATCGGGACGAGGTTGTGGATGCCGTTGTCCATCTGGCTGTAGCGTTAAAGTATCTGGAGGGTAAAGGTCGTGAGTCTTGATGAAATATCTGATCTTAAAGATCGCATTGCTACTCAGTCAGAAAGACTCGCAAGAATGGAAGAGAGGCAGATGACCCTAATCTCGATGATAGAAAGGTCACTTGCTTTCCACGGAGATGTTGCTAATAGATTAGGTGCGCTAGAACACCTTCGGACGAAGGTTCTGGCTGTAGCTGGGCTAATAGGGCTTGTTTGCTCAATGGCCTGGGATGTCCTCAAAAACCGACTTTCTAACTAGGAGATTAAATGCCCACACTTGGAACACAGACCATTAGCAGTAGCTACGCACAGTTAATCAAGACCTTCAGCACTGGTGGGCTTGATGGGGCGCTACAGGTCATTACTGATGGTGATAATACGTCTTCTGCATTGTCTTTGTCCACCTCTGGCGTGCAAAGCACAGGGTCGTTTACAGTTTCCAGCAACAGCAGTCTTTTAGGGCCAGTAACCTTTGGGTCAACAATTACTGCCTCTACTGGAACAGCCACGATTGGCACGTTGAGCGTAGGAACGCAGAGCGTTGGAACGTCAACAATTAGCACAGCCACAATTAGCACTGCAACAATCAGTACGGCCACAATCAGCACTGCCACTATTCCTCTCCAGCTTGGCAATATAACTTTCGGGTCAAACATCACAGCCTCTACTGGTACGGCTACGATTGGCACTGAAATTGTAAGCACATCAACGATTGGCACGCTTGCCGTTACCTCAAGAACAACCACTGGAACACTTCGCTTTGGTTCGGCTGGACCTAGCATCACTCAAGCTAGTTTTGGAACAGCATCACTCGGAGCAGTAACTCTCGGAACGATGACATCCGCATCTTCAGCATCAACTGGAACATTCGCTATGTCTGGAGTAGTTGCTGGTGATACTGTTATTGGACAAACAAACATAGCATTTACTGGTTCATATCCAGCGTCATCATTCTCTGTGGCTGCGAGCGATGTTTGTCGGTACACAATATTTAATCCAACCACAACAATTTCAACCATAACATCTGGCACAATTTCTGCGCTTGCACTAAGGACAACAGCTTAATATGGCAAACATAATCAATCGTCAGCAGACATTCTCCACCAATGGTACGGTTACTGCGGCTGGCTTGCATAACCTAATTGATACCGCGCTTGTCAACTCTGCGATCATTAAGAATCAGCAGGAGATTACAACCATTGGTACGGCTGATCTTTTGCTCATTGCTCCAGACAGCGTTGACTCTTCCTTAGCTCCAAGGAAGACCACAGTACAGAATTTGTTTGACGATGCGTTAAGCTCTGGAACTTATCTTGGCCTAAACCTAAGCGGAAACTTCACCTACGGAACTGCCACTGGAAGCGTTCTTTCAACCAGCACAGCTACGATTGGTACGCTTGCTGTTACTACTGGAACAATTTCAAACATAACGATTCCTTCCGCAACGCTTGGAACAACCACATCCACAGCGGCCACGATTACAACTGGCACGATTCCTACGCTTACTGCTGGCACTACAACTGGCACTGCTGGCATCTTTACGTCTGGAACGATTGGTAATTTCACAACCACTCTTACTGGCGATGTAACGATTAGCACAGGATCGGCAACGGTTGGAACTAGGGTTGCTGTTCTCAATACAGCCCAGCAGTACACCAGAGCGCATAACTTTGCAGCCACGGCGTTGACCATCACAAGCGGAACTATCCCTTGGGATTTGTCGCAAAACCAAGTTGCCACATTGACTGTGACAACCAATTCCACAATGAACACACCTACTAACCCGCAGGCTGGATCAACCTATGTTATGATCGTTACGCAAGGTACTGGCGGGAGCAATACTCTTTCTTTTAGCACGGCGTATAAGTTCGCTGGTGGATCTGCACCTGTATTGTCAACTGGATCAGCCCAAGTTGACGTTTTGTCCTTCGTTTCAAACGGAACTGTCCTCTACGGCGTAGCCAGCCAGAACTTCTCGTAAACCTCCATGCCTTGGCCTGTCCATCCAAACGGCCTGCTTGGAGCGCAAGGCGATAATGATACTTACAAGATCGAGCGTAGCCTGCGGTTCAATTCGGCTGATTCGGCGTATTTGAATAGGACAAATTCTGGATCTCCAACAAACGCGATTAAATATACTATAAGCGTATGGGCAAAGAGAGGAGTAATTGGATCAAATCAGAATATACTTGGAGTAAGAAATTCTGGAACAGATGATTCATATTTTAGATTTACTAGTACGGACGAAATACTTATTGGATCTTATAGCGGAGCTGGAACTGATTACAATATAACATCCTCTGGAGTATTTAGAGATCCTTCTGCCTGGTATCATATTGTTTGTGTTTTTGACTCAGCGAATTTAACAACAGCAGATAGAGCCATACTTTACGTTAATGGGGTAAGGCAAGCAGTAACAACACCTGGGAATGGAATGTGGCCTAGAGACTCAACATTAAACAAATTAAATACAGCATCTCAAGTTGTAAATCTTGGCAGAAGACCAGCTTTTAATGATCTTTATCTTGACGCATATTTAACAGAGTTCAACTTCATAGACGGCCAAGCCCTAACCCCATCCAGCTTCGGCGAAACTGATGCCATTACTGGCAGATGGAAAGCCAAGGCGTACAGCGGGACGTATGGTACGAATGGGTTTTACTTGAAGTTTGCGGATAATAGCTCAACAGCAGCACTTGGAACTGACTCAAGCGGGAATGGGAATACTTGGACTCCCAACAACTTCTCCGTCACGGCAGGCGCAGGCAATGATAGCCTTGTGGATTCACCTACTAATTATGGGAGTGATACTGGTGCTGGTGGAACGTTGAGAGGGAATTATTGTACGATGAACCCTCTAGAAGGAAGAAGCAACCGAATCATTCCTCAAGACGGAAACATTTTGGTTTCACTTGCCGCTGGAGCAAATGCTTACTTTGGTTCTCGCAGCACAATTGGAGTTTCATCTGGGAAATGGTATTGGGAGGCAACTGTAACAGCTAGAGACGCTGGTGCTGGTTCATGGCTTGGCGTTGGCGTTGTTTCCGAGAATGTCAATTGGCCTGCTGGAAATGGCTTGGGATCAAACAATGGAGGTTATGAGTATTTGAATGATGGGTTTAAGTGGGGAAATGCTTCTTTGTCATCTTATGGATCATCTTGGAATACAAATGACATAATAGGTGTTGCTCTTGATTGCGACAATCAGACAATTGTTTTCTATAAAAACGGAACAAGCCAAGGCACAGCATTTACTGGAATTGGAAGCGGTGCACCATTTTTTCCAACAATAGAAATATACAGATCAACTGGAGTCACACAAAGTTTGTACACCAACTTCGGCCAACGTCCCTTCGCATACACCGCCCCAACTGGCTTCAAGGCTCTCTGCACAACCAACCTTACGACTCCGACAATTAAGAAGCCGAGTAGTTATATTGATGCTGTTGCTTATACAGGAACTGGCGCATCCAACTCAATCTCTAGCCTTGGTTTTAGTCCAGATTTGGTTTGGATTAAGAATCGTGGAGGAGCAACAAGCCATGCTATTTATGATACTACTAGGTTAGCAACCAAACAGCTTTCAAGTGATACCACAGGAGATGAGGCAACAAGTTCAACTGGTCTTACTGCTTTTGGTTCAAATGGATTTACACTTGGAACAAGCACTCTTGTAAATACCAGTGGGACGCAGTATGTCGCTTGGGCTTGGGATGAGTCTCCAATAGCTGGGATGGATATTGTTTCTTATACTGGCAATGGAGCCAACAGAACCATTGCCCACACTATTGGAGTTGCCCCAAAGATGCTTATTGTTAAGGCCAGAACAACGGCTGGAGCAGACCAAGGCTGGCCTGTGTGGCACACATCTATTGCCAATACTACCTATCTGACTTTAAGCACAACCTCTGCGACAGCCACTGGAACTGATTATTGGAACTCAACCAGCCCCACATCCAGCGTGTTCTCAATTGGAACAAATGCGGCTGTCAATACAAGCGCAGATACATACATTGCTTATGCGTTTGCAGAGGTAGAAGGCTTCAGCAAATTCGGTTCTTACACTGGCAACGGAAGTACAGACGGTCCGTTTGTGTGGTGCGGGTTTAGGCCGAGGTGGGTGATGATAAAATCTGTTATGGCTTCAACAAATTGGATAATGTTTGATACGGCAAGATCAACATATAACCAAATCAATGACCATTTAGGGGCAAATACATCTTCAGCAGAAAATTTTACAGCAAATGAGTCTATTGATGTTACGTCAAATGGATTTAAGGTTCGCAATACAAATACTGATATAAATTACAGTACATATACACACATCTTCGCCGCCTTTGCCGAAGCACCATTCAAATATGCAAGAGCAAGATAAGGAGTAACTATGTGGATCACAACCGAAAATAACATTATTAGACAACCCGAAGGCATTCGCATTGGCGATGTAAACCACCCTGCCAGCATCTTCTGGTGCTGGAGCAAGGAGCAACTTGCCGAGGTTGGAATTAAGCCTTATACTCCAGCCAGCGTTCCAGCAGGCTATCGAGTTACTGGAGCGTACACAGAAGAAGTTGATGGTGAGGTTTTTGAAAGATTTAATCTTGAGCCAATACCAGCACCAGAACCAGAGGAGCCTGTAAATGACGCTAACTGAAATAGCACAATACGCGGGGGAGAAGGTTGGAAAGACCGACTCAGATACGCTTACCTTCTTGCAGAAGGCGGCAAGCTTGGCCTATCGGCGTGTATGGGATTTTGCTCCTTGGCGTGAGACTGTCACAAATTCGACATATTCGGTTGGAACGACTCGTTTAATTACGCTTGGTAGCAATGTCGAAACTCCTCTTTCGGTGTCCTACAACGATGCAGAAGTTGATCCAATTGACCTGGCTACAATCATCAGCCAAGACCCAGGCTTGCTTGACGATGCGCGTACTGGCGATCCAGATACTTATCATTTCACGGGCAGGAACAGCAGTGGAGTTGCAGAGCTAAACCTTTACCCAAGGCTAAAAACTGCTGGAACTACACCATTGCGAGTAGTGGAAAAGCTGAAATGCCTTACCCGCACAAACATTATTGTTGACTTTCCTCCATCCCAAGCTGCGCTGGATGACGAACTTCGCTTACCCCACGTTCATCACTTGGTTCTGGCCTTGACCCACTCTGATGCACTTGAGCGTGAACGGCAGTATGCCAAGGCACAGGCTATCACGCAGACTGCCAACTCAGACCTAGCCGCAATGGCGAACTACGAGTTGAGCCAGGTTGGAGGGGTAAAGCAGATCACTCCACAGAGTCTTGGCGAGCTAACCATAGAAGAAATGTTCTCGGCTTAAAGGAGGCACAATGCCTTACTACAGCGACAACTTGGACGATGTTCTGTCGTTTGACGGAATCCGTAGCTTTACTGGCGGTCAAGCCAGCGGTCTGCAATCTGACCTTCTAGCAGAAAACCAAGTACAAGAGTTGTACAACATGACCCTTTCTCCAAAGGGTAATCTTGAAACTCGCGTAGGAACTACAAGCTTTGCAACTGGAGCAACCAGCGCAGTAACATCCGTTGGTGGAATGCGTTACTACGAGACATCTGTAAATCAACAATTAGTTACTGTTACTGGAGGAAAATTTTACAGCATTGAATCAAACGGCAGTGTAACAGCTCACACTCCATATACAGAATGGGCAAACACAAATATAACTTGGACGGCGGCCACAAGCCAATGGCGTGACGGATACAGCGTTGCCGAAGATATTGAAGTATCTTTTGCACAATTTGTTGACAAAATGTATCTATCCGATTCTGATAGCGATTTACATTTTTGGGATGGAACTGCTGTCGAAAGACAGGGCGGAAAGGTTAGGGCAATTACGGTAACGACAGCAGGAAGCGGATATACAAGCGCAACTGCAATTATTGCTGGACCTAGCCTTGGCGGGACAATGCCAGAGTTAATTACGACCATTGCTGGTGGAGCAATTTCTGGTGTTACGGTTGTTAGTGGTGGTTCTGGTTATTCTGGTGCGCCTACTGTGACAATCATTGGTGACGGATCTGGTGCTACGGCAACGGCTACAGTCAGTCCGCCTCCTGCTGGTCTTAGACTTTTAGTCAACGCAGAAAATAGGTTGTTTGGTGTTGGCTCTGGATCTAATCGAAACACTATATATGCATCCGATATTCTTGATCCTTCAGTATGGGATTCAACAAATAGCATCGTTGTCAATGGCGATGACGGAGATCAGATTACGGCAGTTGTACCTTACTATAAAAATAGGTTGATTGTATTCAAGAAACGCAGAGTGTTCCAGGTTGACATTCCAAGCGATGCTGCGTCTGGAGCAGATTGGATTGTGTCAATCATTTCAAACAACACAGGATGCGTGGCTACTGGTACTGCTGTGCAAGTGAGTAGCGACATTCTGTTCTTGTCGGATAACGGAATCAGATCGCTTGTTCGGTCTGTAGCTGACGATTTTAGCTCAGTTGGCATACCGATTTCAGAGGTTGTCAAGGATGTGATTCAGAGTATCAACACAGATTCTATTAGGGTGGCCACCGCAATCTACTACGATAACAGATATTTCCTTGCCATACCTACTGGATCAAATGACTATAACGATACGCTTCTTGTTTACAACACTGCTTTGCAGGCATTTGAGGGGACTTGGAGTCCACAGGTTATGCAGTTTACGCTTACCAATTTTGACCAAGAAGGCTCAAGAGCGATGTTAAAGAAGACCAATGGAATTATCGAAAGATACGCTGGCTACAAGTCTCCCGCTGGAACTACATATCTGGATTATCAAGACGCTGGAACTGATTACGAATCTTATGTTCGCACCAAAGACTTTAATTTTGGCGATCCTTTCTCGCTAAAATACGGAAGCCATTACGAGGTCATCTTCGACAACTCCTTCTCATCCGATGCTACTGTGGCAATTCAGCGTGACACAGACGTTGGTGATATTGAAGTTGCATCCAACATCAATATCGCAAGTTCGGTTTTAACCCTACCATTCGTGCTTCCAGCCGTACTGCCAACATCAGTCAAAAAGAAGCTTGCAGGCGATCTGCGTGCATACGAAAAGTGGAGGCTATTAAACATCAAGATTTCCACTCCAGCAAACAAGATGGCTGTACGTCAGATCACGGCAGCAGCCAATCCAGATACAATCCAGATCCAGCAAACAATATGACCGCTATTGAGTACATTGAGAAAAGTAGTGTTCCAGAGGCTATGTGGCCTAACCTAGCTGAGTGGTTTAAATGGTTTGAGAGGCAAGGAATGGTAGGGATTGTTAAGGATAATGACGGCATAGCAGGCGTGGCTTTGGCTAGGTGTATAAAGGATGGGCAAGAGCCTGATCATTATGTGCATAGCGAAGATGGCGAGAATGTGTTTGTTGATTTGACTATCTCCTCAAAAGGTGCTAAATCCTTGAGATGCTTGCTGTTGCTCCTTTGGGAGCGTTTTGGTCCTCGCAAGCGGATCACCTTTAATCGTTCTGGCAAACCAAGGAGTTACGACTATATGACATTTATGCGAAAGGCAAGGGTTTAACACCATGGGTGGATCACCTTCTATTCCTTCACCTCCTCCTCCCCCCAATCCAGCAGAGGTAGCTGCTGCAAATTCTGCTGCATATCGCGAGAATGTTAATACATATATCAGCAAGTTGCCAGAGATGGCTGCTGTTGAAAATAAGATGCGGGTACAGTATATGCCTCAACAGCGCGCATTGGAACGCCAGTTGTCAGCACTAGATCAGCAATCTGGAGTACAGTCTGGTTTACAACTTGAACGTCAATACGGCCCACAGCGAACACTTGAGTCGTTGCGCAGGCAGTACGAAACTAGCCCACAAGCGTATGCGTTGAATCGCGGATTAGGCAATCAGATGACTAGGCAGTTTGCACAACTTTACGGCCAGAGTCCTTACGGCTCGGTTGAGCAGAATGTAGCAATGAACCGTCAGCCAGGACCATTTGATTTCTATGGCACAATTGGAACGGGCATAAGCAACCCAGAGTTAAAGGCTTAATATGGCAGCAGGTTTAATATCACAATCTGGGGTTGGAGCAGCGAAACCAGGCGTAACTTATTGGATGTGGCCCGACCAAGATCATTTTGAGCCTGCAACAAGCACAAATTATAGACAAGCACGGGAAGGTGGAGAGGCTGCTGGCGGAAGAATGCTCGATGGATCAGAAATCAATTCTCGAATTGCTAAAAAGCAAAATGAAATTTTTGAAGCAAGAGTTAATGCGCTTACGAAACCAAGACTAGATGAAATGCAAAGAAGGCTGGATGAACAACTTTCTCAAGAAAAAACATACAATTCACTGGCAGAACAAATTAAGTCCCTAACTGGTGGCGAGTCTGGTTACACCGCAGGCGGATCCGCTGGTCCTGCTGGGCCTGGATTCAACCAAGCCTTGGCGCAACTTTCCGCTGCTCGCAACTACGGATCGTCTGATCTTGGCACGATGCTTAACTTCCAAGTATCCGATCAACAGATCGTTGACGATTACAATAATTCCAGATCATCAAAATTAGACGATGTCATCAAGAAGGGCAATGCACAGATTGCTGGCATTCAAGAAAGACTTAATACTGCAAACCAGCTTTTGGCTGGATTGCCAGCAAACGATGCTCGCAGAACTTCATCTAGCGTTTTCGTCAAACAACTTAACGATGACTTAAAGAGCGTAACCAGCGCAGTTACCGAAGCGCAGGATATGCAAAAGAATTTCAAGCCAATTACGATTGATAGTCCAGAAGGGCTAAAGGAGATCACGTCTTTCCGCACTTTCGCACAGCTACCCGAAGAGCGTGCCTCGCAACAGCTTTATCAGATTGATCCAGAAAGCTACAAGACTGCTGTTGGCTTGGGTCAACAGTATCGCCAGATGGCTACTCAGCCAATCGGACCTACAACCACTCCTCAAGCCGAACAACTCCGTAAGACCATCGAGGATGAGGCTCTTAACCAGCTTCGCCTCGGATCGACCATTGGCGCGGAAGAACGGCGCGGATACGAGCAGGCCGCAAGAGCAGCACAGACTGCCCGTGGAAACATTTTTGGAATTGGACCAGCCGTGCAAGAAGCTGCACAGATTGGTGCTGCTGGCGAGCAGCGCAAGCTTGCACGCTACGGGGCAGCACAGCAGTTCCTTGGATCTGGCTTATCGAGTGGTGACGCGCTCAAAGCTGATATAGCGTTCCGTGACGCATTGCGTCAAAACAGACTAGGTGCAGCTTCCAACTTTATTGGTGGCGGACCTTCTATTGCTAACCTTGCAGCACAGCGTACAGGCCAACAGCAGAGCGCATTCCAGAATTACATCCAAGCCAATCAAGCATTGCCTGGTGGGTTCAACCAACAGCCTTCTACAGCATCTAACTTCTACCAAGCGGTTGATCAACAGATTCCAGTTCAGCTTACCAATGCGTTTAATCAGCTTTATCGCTCGCAGGCTGATTACCTTGGTAGCACTTACGGGGCGCAGGTTGGTGCTATCTCTAGGCAGCAAAGTGGCGCGCAGCAGTTTGCTTCAATTGCTGGAGGTATTGGTAGTATTGCTGGTGCAGCCGCCCCTGGCGGATTGTTTGGTGGGCCAGCATCGAATGCATTCTTTAGGGGATAATTTATGCCAGCAATAACACAAGCAGCGCGTGACTATGATAAAGCCATGCAACAAATGCAATATGATAAGGCCATGAAATCTGAGCTTGAGCTTCAGAAACTTCAACTTGATTTGGCTAAATCACGCGAAGAATCTGATATGTCAACAGCAATTGGAAGGGCATCAAAAGCTGGAGACATTGCAGCATTTCTTGAGCAGGAAAAGCAAAAGGATGTTGGAATTCTTATTGGCGAGGAAATGAGCGCAAGAATGACCTCCAAGGGCGGACCAAGCATTCTTGAGGCCACCAAGATGCAGGGGCAACTTGATGTTGAAGCCAGGGCAAGACAGGCAAGAGTTGATGCCGCAAAGAATTACCTTGCTGGTGAAAAGTCTTTGCTTCCTACTGCCGATATAAATCTTGGCGGAGTGAAGCGAACTGTTCTTGCTGAAGAAGTTGGTACTGCTGGAGCAGATGTTTATAGTCGAATTTATAGAACACAAGTTCCGCAAGTTGCGGCAACCTATGAGGCAGAGGGTCAGTCAAGAGATAATGCAATTAAAATGGCAAGTGCTGATGTAAGAAGCAAGCTTACTGGTGCAGTTTCAAGCGGAAAAATTCCACTTATAGCTGCAAATGGTAATCCACTTTTTATTACTGTACCTCAAGCTATACAACTGCTAGATTCTGATATAACTCCTCAATTTATGAAGAATCAATTAAAAGATGCTCTTGAGGGTAAAATCGAACCGCAAGCCACAAGCTGGATCAAATCAAGACTAGGTAGATAACATGGCTGAAGCCCTAGAGCTATCTTCAGCCAATCGTATTAGGCAACTGGCAGGTATGCCAGCAGAAGCAGAACCAGCACCAAAGCTAGAAGAACCTCCAGCGTGGAGTGAGATCAAGGCTTCCGAAGATTACAAGACTCTAACATATCCAGAACAGGTTAACCTAGCTCGCCAATGGGGCGCAGAAACCAAGCAGTACGCTTCTACGCTCAAAGATTACACTCCAGAGCAGGATGCTGAAATTGATGACTTCGTAAACACGCAGGCAGTCGATGTTCCTGCTAATGTAAAGGCGGCTGCACTTACTGCTGGGCTGGTTAAGGGATCAGCCTCAGTTATGGGTGGTATTGCTGGTGGACTTGGAGGAGCAGCAGTAGGTGGGCCAATTGGAGCAATTGCTGGAGGCGTTGGTGGAGCAATTGCTGGAGGAGAATTAGCAGAAGCTGGCTTACAGAAATTTACACCAAAGGTTGCCAGATCAAGAGAGTTTGCTCCAGGTTATGCTGCTGCTGGTCAGTACGCGCCAGAGGTTGTTATGGGTACGGTTGGCGCGAGGCAGTTAGTCCAGGCTGGCAAAACATTGTTCCAAGAACTAGGCGCAAAAAGAGCCGCACAAGAACTTGGTAAAGCAGTTGGTACCTCCGCGGGAGTCGGCGCGGCTGTTGGAAGCGGAGTTAGGGCTATTACTGGCACAGAGGTTACTCCTGGCACAGTTGCCGAGGACGCTCTATTCGGCGCGCTTTATGCTGGGCTTGGTAGCGGGTCTAGGGTCAAGGGATACAATTTCAACGAGTTTAAGGATCTTAATTACAAGGTTAAAGGTGGTAGGGCAACGCCTGCTGAAGTTCGTGATTGGCAACAAATCCTTAACGAAGCACAAAGAACACAAGCCACTGGAGTCGAGCGAGCCAAGCGTACCGAAGTGCAGCTTGGCGGTAAAACTGTTCTTGATAAAGTAAACCTTGAAGGCGGTGTGCCTACAGAAGTTCGTCCTTATTACGAACCACTACAAGCACCAACATCTACCGAGATTCAAGTTGCAAGGCCACAACCACAAGAGCGTCCGATTAAGCAGGCTACCGTAGTCCAGCAGGAACAGTTACCAGAGGCAGGCGTACGCGGAAACGTACGCGGTACAGCAGCCGACACGGCTGCTATGCAACGGCGTGGAATTATTACTCCAATGCAGGAGAGCCTGGTCGACCTAAACGATCCAGTGCCGAAGACAAACGTATTTACAATCGAATCCCAAGGCATCAATCGTGAGGCCATTATTCCAGACACTCGCGGATTGCAAGGCGAGATTGTGCGCGAAGGTCCGATTGTTACGCCAAGGGCGCAATTGCCTAGCGGAGAGAGGTTGGCGTTGCAAGAGCCAAAAGCAGAGCTTAAACCAATCGAAGGATCGCCAGAACAAGCAGGACAAATAAGAGCAGAAGAAGAATTTAGAAGAGATCCATCAAATCCAGGCTTAATAAATGCTCAACCAATACAAAACATAGAAGCAGCAGTTAATGATTTGCAATCAGCATTAAGACTTCCAAGCACTGCTAGATCGCAAGCATTATTTGATTTTTCAAGAAAATACAACACAAAGGCGGAATCAATAGATCAGCTTTTAGAGCAAGAATCATTTGTTAAAAAATACCAAGAATTAGCATCACCAAAACCAACCATCCCTCGCCCTATGCGTGGCAAGGCTGGTGAGGCTGGGTTTGTTGTCTCCGATGTGCAGGAAGGTGCGGCAAAGGTGGCGCAGAAGTGGCTTACTACGGAAGGCAATCTTCCAAAAGAGATGTTTGACATTATGGAAGCCAAAGGATCGCGCACGCAGGCGATGCTAAAGCAGATTGATTTTACGCTGGCAGATTTGGGCAAGGCAGCAAAAGCATTAAATGGCACAGCAAAACTTACACCACAGCAATCCAGCCAGCTTGACGGATTCTTACGCGGACGCACCGCCGTGACTACGCTACCAGAGCCTTTCCAGCCAATCGCATCACAGATGCGTAGACAATTGGACAACCTTTCCGAGCGGTTAATTGAGGTTGGCGCGTTTAGCGAAGAACCAGGACCGTCTGGAGTAAGCAAGGCTGATATTGTCAGGGCAAACAAGGAAGAGTACCTAACCCGATCTTACGAAGGCAGGGAGAATCCTAAGTACACTGTCGAATTAGTTAAGCGCAGAAATCCAGTTGAGTATGCCAATGCGGAAAACTTCGTCCGCACGCAAATGAAGGCTGCTAACCCCAATGTGACCGAGGCTGAGGTACAGGGCAAAATTAAACAGTATGTTGAAGGAGGCCGAGATAAACCGTTTGAGTCCCTAATTGATGCCGCCACGCTTGGCAAGAAGCTAGGTATAACCAAGAAGCGATTAGACATCCCCAAAGAGATTCGCTTCCTTATGGGCGAATATACTGATCCCGTTATTAACTACGCTCGGTCAGCCAGCAAGATGATTGACCTTCTGCAAAAGCAGGAGATGTTAAATAAACTTAAAGATTTTGGAGTGGCCAATAAACTGTTCTTTGAAAGGCCAACTGGCAATGCGATAACTCAGATTGCGGCAGATGGATCTGACACTCGCTCGCCGTTAAATGGCTTGTATGCGGAGAAGGATTTGGTCGATGCGCTAGAGAACTTTGAGATGTTTCATAAGGGCGGCACAGCGTTTCAACTTTATTCAATGGCTAACGCTTGGGTGAAGTGGGGCAAGACAGTGGGTAGCGTGCAGGCTCAATTTAGAAACCCAATCTCCAACGTGCTGATTGAGGTAGTCAACGGCAACTTTAATTTTGGCGGTAATCTTAAACCCATCAAGACAATCTTGGCCGACTTCGGCGTACCAGCAATGGACACCAAGGAAGGCAGAGCTTACCTAACCCGCGCTGCTCAACTAGGCATATACGACAACACTGTTCTTAATGAGTTTACTCAAATGCTCAAGGATGCACAGCAGTATAAGGGATCTACGATTGATTACGCTGAAATGCTGGCTGGCAAAAGTGCCAGCATCCTAAAGAAAGGCATTGGCGCGCTCAACAAGACCTACAGGGCTGGAGACAATTTATTTAAGCTGATGGCTTGGGAGAATGAAACCAAGCAACTTATGGACGGTAGAGGGTTGTCACGCCTAGAGGCTGAAGTGATTGCAGCCGAGCGCGTCAAAAACACAAGGCCAACCTATTCGCGTGTGCCAAGGATTATTAAAGCCTTCCGCCTGCAACCTTTAATTGGGAACTTTGTTTCTTGGCCATCAGAGATGTTGCGGATTTTGCCCAATACACTGAGGTATGCGGTCGAGGACATAAAAACACCTGGTATGCGTAGGTACGGCCTGCAAAGATTGATTGGCATGTTTGTCGGAACATCTGCGGTTTACGGTTTGGTTGAGCTTGCGAAGTGGGCTACTGGATTTAATGATCGTAAGGCAGATGCGTTAAGAAGGTTTGTTGCGCCGTACCAAAAGAACGCTGCTCTTATGCCTACTGGGATGGATGGCAAGAATGTTGGTTATGTGGATATATCCTACACCAGCCCATACGAAATCTTTATGGGACCAGCGCAGGCTGTGGCTGCTGGCCGAGATCCAGAAGAAAAGATTTTGGGTGCAATCAAGGATTTTACAGAATCCTATATTGGTCCAAGCATTTTAGCCAATTCTATCATATCTGCGTACTACGGGAAAACTCCACAAGGCAGGGCTATTCGCAATCCGCAGGACACATTTACCGATCAATCTTTGGACGTAATTTCTTATGTTCTACGCCAGAACGAACCAGCTACCGTGTCGCAAATCCGCAGAATTGGATACGCTTTAACTGGTCAGCCAGATACAACAGTTTCTAGGTATGGTCGTATTTACAAGCCATCCGAGGAGTTGTCCGCACTGTTTGGTATCCGTCCTCAATCCATCAACGTATCCAAGGCACTGGAATCTAAGGCATCTAGGTTTAATACGGATATGGCAGATGTTGGCAGGATATTCACGGAAACCTATGGCGCGGTTGGAAATGTTCCAGAAGCGAAGGTACGAGAGCAGTTTGAAAAAATGGAGAACCGCAGAAAGATTATGTTCGATGAAGCAAACAAAGACTTCCACGCTGCTATGTTACTAGGTCTGTCTAGATCTGAGGCTATATCTGCAATGCGTGCTGGCGGAATGGGTGTAGATAATGCTTCAGCCATAGCCAACAACAAATACAGAGACTACAAGATCAGCAAGTCGCTAACAAAAAGTATGAGGCGCGAGCTATCTCCAGAGGAAATGCAGAAGCGTCAAGAAATAGGCCGCGAGCTTATGATGCAACAAGGAGAGTAAATGGCTAAATTTGACATCTCTGGATCAGCGTCACGTCAAACTGGATTAAGCCAGCAGGATCGCAATAACGCGATTCGTATGGAGTTTGAGCCTTACACAAAACCACCACAGCAACCACCAGAACAGACCGCAAGGATAGAACCTATGAGCGAATACGTTAAACCTCCAACAGCACCAGCACAGAAGCCATCTGGCGAGCTTCCACTACCATTGCAAACTGTGGAGTGGGAGGGTCGCAAGGATAAGAAGGGTAATCTTGCTATCTATAAGTTGCCATCTGGTGATATGGGTGGAAACTACGAGGTAGCTGGAATCAATGACCGATACCATCCAGAAGCATTCAAAGCCATCTCATCGCTCCCAGCGCAAGAAAGAGCGAAAGCAGCGGCAGAGTACATCCAGGGATATACCGCGCCACTCGTTGAAAGACTGCCTCAAGCACTCCAGCCGTTCACGCAGGATCTCGCGTTTAATCGTGGGCTGGGCGGCGCAACGAAGTACATCCAGCAAGCATTGAACGCGCTAGGGCAGAAGGTTGCTGTGGATGGTGGGCTTGGACCTAAAACACTTGCAGCTATTAACCAAGTTGAGCCAAGGGCATTGATGCGTGCAGCTAGCGATGCCCAACTGCAGGATGAATACAAGCGAGCAGAGCTTGATCCAAACCGAAAGAAGTTTATTCCTGGCCTAGAGGCTAGAATTAGAAATAGATTGTCAACCTTTGGGCAGGGTTAAGGCTTCCTCATGTTGGGGCTTACTCCTCCAGACACAATTGTTGCCCCGCCAGACCCAAAGAAAACATCTCCAGATCCATATCTGATTCCAGTTTTTCCAGCAAAAATGTCTCCATTTCTTGAAACAATTTCTTTTGGGCAAGAATATACCCCATTATTATCAGTATATATTCCTTTAGGAGTTATATAGACATCACCATTTCGCAATATCAATTTACCATTAACCAGGGCTTGGTCTTTACTTAAAATAACAGCAAATCCTTTTTCACCATAAACTCCTCCTACAAATGCTTCCATTTTGCCGCAATCCTCATCTTCCGCCAACCCCGATGCCATCAGCATCGCCGTCAGTGTTATCATTGTTATTGCTTTCATAGTGAAAAGTCTCTAGCACAAACCGAAAGCCGTCAAGGATGAAATTAACATCACGCCAAGTTGGAGCAGTTGGGGTAGCTCGCGTCACAGGAGCGTTGTTGCGATGCGGATACAACGTGCTTACGCCCTACGAGGATTTTGCTGGGTACGATGTCGTCGCTGAGAAGAATAACAAGTTCTTTCGCATCCAAGTTAAAACTGCACAAGCAATAGAACCTGGGCGCACTAAGTATCGTTTTACCACTTCTAGTGGCAATGGCTTCAATATTCCCAAGCGTGCGATCAGTGGTGTAGATTACGTTGCCTGCTGGGGCATGAACGATGATCTATTCTGGCTATTGCCAATTGCCAAGTGTAAAAGCATAACAACTAAACTTTGTCCATCGACAGGCCAAAACTGGCGTGTATTCCAAAGTTTGTGAACGAGAAAGAGGCGTGGGCTAAGTTTGAGGAAGGGTTGAAGGACGCAGAATCCTTTGATGAGGCCGTGGCTTGGGTCAAGAAGAACAAAAAGATTGTCGAGAAGCTGACAATGATGGCAATGATTAGAAGATTTAATGAGGATATTAGCTACGCTAATAAGACTTGGCGGAACTAATTAGCACTCGACCTTGGGGTAGGTGGTTGGCTAAACCCAACCAATGGGCAAAATCAATAGCAGGGCAAAGGGTGCAGCGGGTGAGCGAGAATTAGCGAACTACCTACGCGAGCAGGGCTGGCAGAAGGCCAGACGTACCCAGCAATACGCAGGCAATCCAGAAGGTGGTAGCGGTGACGTAGTCTGCGAGAACTTCCCTTTTCATATTGAAGGCAAGCGTTGCCAAGCATTAAAACCCGAAGAGTGGATGGAACAGTCCAAACGGGATTGTCCAGCAGGCAAGATCCCAGCGGTATTCTTTAGGCGTAACGGACGCAAGGAGTGGTTGGTAATATTGACCGCCGATAGCGTGTGCGAATTAGCTCGACAGATTGCGCCTGCCAATGTGA